GTTGCGAAGTCCAACTATAGCTAATAATTAAATGGGAACTCTAGTAATCGCTATGAGTCCTCGGAAAGCTGGGGAGGGTAACACCTCCCCAGCCTCTTCCTCATCTGAAAAACCTATGAATAAAATGTTAAAATCTGGAATGGTAATGCTTCCTATTTCCAAGTTCGAGATGAACGATGGAAGTGAGAATGTTTCACCAGAAGTAGGTGATTCTGTAGAACTCTCTGGAACAATTGACATGATTGAGAATGGCGTTGCTCACGTTAATGTTGAACACGCTATGAGCGAGAATGAGTCTAAGGACAAGTCAGAAGACATGGCCGAAGGCGAAAACTCAATGTCCGAAGAGGAAAAGATGATGAAGATGGCCGAGGAATCGGATAAGAATAACTATAGCTAATATGCCAATTTACCAGTACGAAGACTCCAGAAATGGGAAAGTTGTCGAACTGGAAAAGGCTGTGGCCGAAAGGGACTCTGTCCCTCGTTACCTTAAACGATTCACCGTCCCGCAAAGATTGAGCCTAGTGGGGGTTGGCGAACCCCTCGACAACCCGCTGGGAGTCAATCAAACAAACTTGTTGAAGGGGTACTATCGCCAGGAACAAAAGCTTGGTAGTAGGTTTAGAAGCCAGTACACGCCAGATAGTATCAAACGTGCGGCTATAAGGAGAAAAAAATATGGCAAATGAATTTGTACGAAGCCAACGCAAGGCCAAGGGAAAAGCTATCCGCTTTGATACCCAGGGTCAGACCAACGTAATTGAGTTTACGGCAAGTTCCAGTGGTGGAACGGTTAATACTGTTGCAACATCACCTGCTTCCTTAAACGTGACTCTTAACGGTACGTCTTACAGAATCGCATTGCACAGCTAATTGTATGCGACTCTTATCTCGCCTTACGCTTGGTAATGGTGGGACAATTATTGCATCGTCAGCTTCCACTAATACTGGAAGCTACGATGCGGTAACTGCTCTTACATTATCCACAGCTACCCTTGTTATCAGTGGTGCTACAACCGCCGCAACCTACGCTGCTGGTGTAACCGTTTACGGTGACATCGACCAGGTTGCTTTAACTGGCGGTGCGATGGCAATCTATAATCGCAAAGATTAAGGAGTCCTAAAATGGGCCGCCAGTGGAATGCTATTATTGATGCCCTTAGTGGCGGGACGATGTCCATCAATGCAAATTTAACTGACATTGAATCATTACTCACAACACTCCAGGCGGATGTTGCTGACGGAATTATAGCCAATCCAACATCTGGATCATCTGCAAGCGTAACAACATTTAGTGCCACAACAAACAGCCAAATTCTACCATCAAATTCATCAAGAAAAGCATTAACAATATTTAATTCAACTCCAAATGTTCTGTATGTGCGCCTTGGAAGTAGCGCAGTAAGTTCATCTACTTTTTCATTTGCGCTTGGAGAAAAAGAACTTTTATCACTTGCAAACATCACAACTGAATTGAGGGGAATATACGCAACAAGCGGAACTGCCTATGTAACGGAAATAACTTAACATGAGTTCTGTATTTGATGTTTTTGTTGGTCAATCAAGAGTAAGCAGGCAAACAACATCAGCAACTCTTGATGAAGCTCCATTTACTGGAATAGTTGTTGATGCGTTGATTATTGCTGGTGGCGGAGGAGGAGGTGGGGCAAGCAATTCGCTTGGTGGTGGAGGAGGTGCTGGAGGTTTCAGATATATTGAAAATATAAAAGCATCAAATTCTACTTGGCCTGTAGTTATTGGTGCTGGTGGTTCTGGTGGAAGTCCATATAATAATGGCTCACAAGGAGCAAATAGTTCATTTAAGGGATACTCATCAATAGGCGGTGGATATGGTGGACAAATAAATCAAGTCGGAGGGAATGGAGGATCTGGCGGCGGCGGCGGACAATCAAACACAGCCAACACAACTGGAGGAACTGGCACATCTGGACAGGGTAACAACGGAGGATACGGAGGCATTACAAGCGAAAACACTTCTTCTGGTGGTGGTGGTGGTGGCGCTGGTGCTGCTGGAGATAATGCTCAGACTAATTTTGCACAAGCTGGAGGCAATGGTGGGGCTGGATTAGCCAACTCAATTACTGGAACATCCGTAACATACGCTGGAGGTGGTGGAGGATCTGGTTATGGAGATGGCAGTGGAGATCCATCCGCAGGAGGAACTGGAGGTAGCGGTGGAGGAGGTGCTGGGGATGATGCTGTAATCGGAGGTGGTGGAAATGGAACTGCAAATACTGGAGGTGGAGGCGGAGGAGGCGGAAGTCTGGGTCCAGTTAATGGATATAATGGTGGCAGTGGAATTGTGATTATTCGCTACAATACTAATACCTATGGAACAAGAGGTTCTGGAGGGACTATAACAACTTCTGGAAATTACAGAATCCACACGTTTACCTCAACAAGCGATTTTGTTGTATCCGCATAATTTTATGGCTCATTTTGCAATTCTAAATCAAGACAACATTGTTGAATCTGTTGTGGTTGTTTCCAATGAAACTATTTTAGTTAATGGGAATGAATCAGAACAGCTTGGTATTGATTTTTTGAAGCCAAAATTTCCAAATAAAAAAATTGTGCAAACATCTTATAGCAAAAGTTTTAGAAAAAACTTTGCTGGAATTGGTTATAAATATGATGCAGAAAATGATGCGTTCATATCTCAAAAGCCATTTTCATCTTTGATTCTCAATGAAAACTTTAATTGGATTCCTCCAGTTCAGCGTCCAAATGATGGCAAAAAATACATTTGGGTTGAGACGGTAAAGAATTGGGTTGAGGAGGCAAGATAATCATGTGCAAACGCATCGCCATGTGGCTCACCAATTTGAGTTTGCGTTTCTTAATGACGGCGCAGGAGTACGCTTGTTTCAAGGAGGCGTTAAAGTTTGCTGTGGAAAACAACAATATGGTCAAGGAGACGAAGTACATTGGCAAGGTAAAGCATCTCCTATCTGTAAACAGAAGCATCAAGCGGATTGTCGAGGAAGGCCGAGATCGGGACGAGGTTGTGGATGCCGTTGTCCATCTTGCAGTTTCACTAAGATACTTGGAGGGTAAAGGTCGTGAGTCTTGATGAGGTATACGATCTTAAAGATAGGGTTGCCAGCGTATCGGAGCGACTTGCCAGGATGGAAGAACGCCAGATGACGCTTATATCTATGATCGAAAGGTCACTTGCTTTTCACGGAGATGTTGCTAATAGATTAGGTGCGCTAGAACACCTGCGGACGAAGGTTTTGGCTGTAGCTGGGCTAATAGGGCTTGCTTGCTCGATGGCCTGGGATGTCCTTAAAAACCGCTTTTCTAACTAGGAGACTAAATGCCCACACTTGGAACACAGACCATTAGTAGTAGCTTTGCACAGCTTCTCAAGACCTTCACCACTGGTGGGCTTAGTGGCTCTTTGCAGGTTGTTACTGATGGAGATGATACTTCTTCCGCACTATCTCTTTCTACAACTGGAGTAAGCAGCACTGGATCTTTCTCGGTTGATGGAGCATCAATCCTTACTGGTGCTGTTACTTTAGGAACAAATCTTACTGCCTCTACTGGCACAGCAACTATTGGAACGCTGTTCGCATCTGGCCCAGCTACCTTTGGAACTAGCCTTACCGCCTCTACTGGCACAGCAACTATTGGAACTTTGTCAGCAAGCACAGCTACAATTTCGACCGCCACAATACCTCTTCAGCTTGGTTCTGTAACCTTCGGGTCAAACATTACTGCTTCTACTGGTACAGCTACAATTGGTACTGAGATTGTAAACGTATCAACGATTGCTTCCGCTACATTTGGTACAGCTAGAATTACTGGATCTACTGGGGGATTAACTTCACTTAATACTGGTTCTACCTCATTTAGTGGAGCAACACTTCAAGACCTTGACTCAATAACAAGTGGATCAAATATAACAACTGGAACATTTACAGTTTCTGGCGCAGCGATTGGTGATATTGTTTTTGGTGGACTTACTTCACTTAGTTCAAGTTCTGGTACTGCTGGAGTTCCCGCCGCAGGAGCAAGAATGATGAGCCAATTTAGGGTTGAAGGCGCAAATGTTGTTAGATACACAATTCTTAATACAGATACAATTTCACATGGAACAATTCCTGCTGGCACAATTTACGCAACAGCAATAAGGGTGGTAGCTTAATATGGCAAACATAATCAATCGTCAGCAGACTTTTTCCACCAACGGCACGGTTACTGCGTCTGGCCTGCATAATCTTATTGATACCGCGCTTGTCAATTCTGCGATCATCAAGAACCAGCAAGAGATCACAACCATTGGTACGGCTGACTTGCTTCTCATCGCTCCAGACAGCGTTGATGCTTCTCTAGCACCACGGAAGGTAACAGTTCAGAATCTTCTTGATGACGGACTTACTGCTGGAACATTTGCCAGCCTCAACCTTACTGGTGCGTTGACCTATGGAACGGCTACTGGCAATCGCACAGTTAGTACCAGCGCGACTATAACTACTGGAACGATTCCCAGCCTTACCGCTGGAACAACCACATCGACTGCTGCTACGATTACAACTGGAACAATTACCACGGCCGTTATTCCAACTCTTACGGCTGGAACTACAACTGGCACGGCTGGAATCTTTACGTCTGGAACGATTGCCGCGCTAAACAGCACATCTGGAACAGTTGCTACGCTCAACAGTACAACTGCTACAATTACAAATCTTTCTACTACCCTTGCTGGTGACTTTACGATTAGCCAGGGTACGGCCACTCTTGCTACAAGCGGAGCAACGGCTGGAACTTATGGAAGTGTAACAGCGATCCCATTCTTGACGGTTGATGCGAAGGGAAGAATTACATCGGCCACAACTGGAACTTTCTCATCAACTCCTGCGGATGGATCAATTACATTTGCAAAACTATCCACAAGCACAACCGAAGCTAACAACGTAGCTGCACGAACCGCAAAGGCTTGGGTTAATTTTAATGGTACTGGAACAGTAGCAATTCGCAGTTCATTTAATGTTAGCTCTATAACAGATAATGGTATAGGGAACTATCTAATGAACTTTACTGTTGCAATGTCAAACACAAATTATGCAGTATTATATAGCGCAGATGATCCAATCAATGTTCAGCACACATCTCCATATATTGCTGGATATAACACAACCACGTTTTCTACTTCACAAGTTGGACTTGTAAACCATAGCGTAAATAATGGTGCTGCGTCAGCCGATCCGACCTATGCGTGTGCAATTGTATTTGCATAAAAATATGAAAAGAATTATCTATCCAAACAACGAAGGAGGAGTTTCCGTGATCGTTCCATCGCCAAACTGGAATGGAACAATAGAAGAATTGGCATTAAAAGATGTGCCAGCAGGCAAGCCATTCAAGATTATTGACGCTTCAGAAATACCTTCCGACCGCACCTTCCGCAATGCATGGGAGTATCAAGAATGATTATTGTAAATTCAAATAAAGCTAAAGCGATTTGGAAAGATAAGTGGCGTGAGGCTCGTAAGCCCTTGCTCGCCACTCTTGATATTGAGTTTATGAAGGCAGTTGAGACGGCTGACACCGAGAAGCAGGCCGAGATTGCATCTAAAAAACAAGCCTTGCGCGATGTAACTCAAGCCGAGATTGTTGGCAATACGCCCGAAGAGATTAAATCTGTCTGGCCAGATATTCTTAAATGACCCTAACTGAAATCGCCCAATATGCAGGCGAGAAGGTTGGCAAGACCGACTCGGATACGCTTACATTCTTGCAGAAGGCCGCAAGCCTAGCTTATCGGCGCGTATGGGACTTTGCCCCTTGGCGTGAGACTGTTACCAATTCGACCTATTCGGTTGGTACAAACAGGCAGATCACGCTAGGCACTAATGTTGAGACACCTCTTTCGGTAGCCTACAATGATGCAGAGGTTGACCCGATTGACTTGGCAACGATTGTAAGCCAAGACCCAGGTTTGCTTGACGATGCGCGTACTGGCGATCCAGATACCTATCATTTTACTGGCCGTAACAGCAGTGGAGTTGCACAGTTAAACCTTTACCCAAGGCTTGCCACATCTGGCACAATCCCATTGCGTGTTGTGGAGAAGCTAAAATGCCTTACTCGCACAAACATCATTGTTGACTTTCCGCCATCCCAAGCCGCGTTGGATGACGAGCTTCGCCTACCTCACGTTCATCATTTGGTTCTGGCCTTGACCCATTCAGATGCCCTAGAACGTGAACGGCAGTATGCCAAGGCGCAGGCTATCACGCAGACTGCTAATACTGATCTTGCCGCCATGGCTAACTATGAATTGAGCCAGGTTGGCGGGATGAAGCAAATTACTCCACAGAGTCTTGGCGAGCTAACCATAGAAGAAATGTTCTCGGCGTAAAGGAGGCTTATGCCTTATTACAGCGACAATTTGGACGATGTTCTGTCCTTTGACGGAATACGTAATTTTACTGGCGGTCAAGCCAGCGGTCTTCAATCCGACCTACTAGCCGAGAACCAAGTACAAGAGTTGTACAATATGACCCTTTCGCCAAAGGGTAATCTTGAGACTCGCTTAGGTGCAACAAGCTTTGCAACTGGAGCAACCAGCGCGGTAACTTCAGTTGGTGGAATGCGGTACTACGAAACTTCAGCATACCAGCAATTGCTTACTGTTACTGGTGGAAGATTTTACAGCATTGAATCAAACGGAAGCGCAACGGTTCATACTCCGTATTCCACATGGAATGCAACAAACATAACTTGGACAGCAGCCACTAGCCAATGGCGTGACGGTTACAGCGTTTCTGAAGATATTGAGGTATCTTTTGCACAGTTTGTTGACAAGATGTTTATATCTGATTCCGATAGCGACCTTCACTTTTGGGATGGGACTGCGGTTGAAAGGCAGGGTGGAAAGGTTAGGGCAATCACAGTAACAACTGGTGGCACTGGATATACAAGCGCAACAGCAATTATTACTGGTCCAACACTTGGCGGAACAATGCCAGAACTGATTACGCTTGTCGCTGGCGGTGCTGTTACTGGCGTTACGGTTGTTAATGGTGGGTCTGGTTACGCAACTGCCCCTACCGTTACAATCATTGGCAATGGGTCTGGCGCTACCGCAACTGCAACAGTCAGCGCGCCTCCAGCGGGTATTAGGATTTTAGTCAACGCTGAAAACAGATTATTTGGCGTTGGCTCTGGTGCAAATAGAAACACACTTTACGCCTCCGACATTCTTGATCCTTCTGTATGGGCAACGACCAACAGCATCGTTGTCAACGGCGATGACGGCGATCAGATTACGGCTGTTGTGCCTTACTACAAGAATAGGTTGATCGTATTCAAGAAGCGCAGGGTGTTCCAGGTTGATATTCCTAGCGATGCCACTTCTGGTGCGGATTGGATTGTTTCAATCATTTCAAACAATACTGGATGCGTGGCAACAGGAACGGCAGTCCAGGTAAGTAGCGACATTTTGTTTCTGTCAGATAACGGAATCAGATCGCTTGTTCGGTCTGTAGCGGATGACTTTAGCTCAGTTGGCATACCAATTTCAGAGGTTGTCAAGGATGTTATCCAAAGCATCAACACGGATTCTATTAGAGTGGCTACTGCAATCTACTACGACAACCGCTACTTCCTTGCAATACCTACTGGATCGAACGATTACAACGACACGCTCTTGGTTTACAATACTGCGTTAAGCGCATTCGAGGGAACTTGGAGTCCTCAGGTTATGCAGTTTACGCTTACGAACTTTAATCAAGAAGGTTCTAGGGCGATGTTTAAGAAAACCAATGGGATCATCGAGAAGTATGCTGGCTACAAGTCTCCCGCTGGCACTACGTCCACAGATTATCAAGACGCTGGCACTGATTACGAATCTTATGTGCGCACTAAAGACTTTAACTTTGGAGATCCTTTCTCGCTAAAGTATGGAAGCTATTTCGAGGTTATCTTTGACAACTCTTTTTCGTCCGATGCTACTGTTGCAATCCAGCGCGATATTGATGTTGGCGATATTGAAGTTGCATCAAACATCAATATAGCAAGTTCGGTGCTTACACTTCCATTCACACTACCAGCAGTTCTTCCAACAACTGTAAAAAAGAAGCTGGCAAGTGATTTGCGCAAGTACGAGAAGTGGCGTTTGCTTAACATCAAGATTTCAACACCAGCAAACAAGATGGCTATCCGCCAGATCACGGCTGCTGCCAATCCAGATACAGTCCAGATCCAACAAACAATATGAGCGAACTACCATGCAACAGCCCAAGACGCACTCCAGGTGAGCGCAAGAAATTTGTTGTCCGCGCATGCCAGAATGGTCAGTCCAAGACTATCCGATACGGCGATCCGGACATGAAGATAAAGAAAAGTAACCCTAATCGCCGGCGTAGCTTTAGGGCTAGGCACGGGTGCGACAGCAAACCACCAAGCAAAATGACTGCTAGGTACTGGTCTTGCCGGAACTGGTGACATGACTGCTATTGAGTACATCGAACAAAGCGGTGTTCCTGAGGCTATGTGGCCTAACCTGGCTGAGTGGTTTGGTTGGTTTGAGAAGCAAGGGATGGTTGGCATTGTCGAGGATAAGGATGGGATTGCTGGCGTAGCTTTGGCTAGGTGCATAAAGGATGGGCAAGAGCCTAAGCATTATGTGCATAGCGAAGATGGTCAGAATGTGTTTGTTGATTTGACTATCTCCTCAAAAGGTGCTAAATCCTTGAGATGCTTGCTGTTGCTCCTTTGGGAGCGTTTTGGTCCTCGCAAGCGGATCACCTTTAATCGTTCTGGTAAACCAAGGAGTTACGACTATATGACATTTATGCGAAAGGCTAGGGTCTAATATGGGTGGCGGACCATCCATTCCTGCACCTCCTCCTCCGCCCGATCCAGCGGCGGTAGCACAGGCTAATGCAGAGGCATATAAGAAGAATATTGAGACTTATATTGAAAAAGCACCAGAGATGGCGCAGCTTGAGAATAAGCTTCGCATCCAATATCTACCTCAACAGCGTTCTTTGGAACGCCAGCTATCAGCCCTAGACCAGCAGGCAGGCGTGCAGGCTGGAATGCAATTAGAGCGTCAATACGGCCCACAGCGCACCTTAGAATCGCTCCGCAGGCAGTATGAAACCAGCCCACAGGCGTATGCCTTAAATCGTGGATTGGGCGATCAGCTAACTAGGCAGTTTGAGCGTTTGTATGGTACATCGCCTTACGGATCAGTTGAGCAGAATGTAGCGTTTAATCGTCAGCCAGGACCAGTTGATTTTTACGGAACGATTGGAACGAATATTGGCAATCCAGAATTAACGCTAGGGACTAAATAATATGGCAGATTTATCAAGGTATCCAACAAGATACTCGGTTAGTCCAGAT